CGATCTATCAAGTTATCTGAACGCTACGCACAGCGATCAAACTGGCGCGGATATACATATATTGAAGAAATGCGTGGTCAAGCTATACTACAACTAAGTCAAATTGGACTTCAATTTGACGAATCTAAGTCGGAAAACCCCTTCGCTTATTACACAGCGGCAGTCACAAATAGCTTCACTCGTGTGTTGAATATTGAAAAAAAGAACCAAAACATTCGTGATGATATGCTACAAGAGAACGGATTAATGCCTAGTATGACTCGTCAAAATCAACAAGAGTTTGCCGAAGAAACCGCACGACAGGCCGAACTATACAAGAATATGCGTATGCCTAAGAGTGAAGATACTCCGGATGAAGAAGAAGGCGCAGAGGCTTGACTTTAGTCCTCCTACCCTGCTATACTAAATCTAGGAGAATCTACTAATGGCACTTTTTAAGAAAGTAGCGTGTTTTACAGACATACATTTTGGCTTAAAATCAAATTCAAATACTCACAATCAAGATTGTGAAGACTTTGTTGATTGGTTTATTAACGAAGCAAAAAAGCAGGGGTGCGAAACCTGTATCTTTTTAGGTGATTGGCATCACAACAGAAACAGTATTAACCTAATCACGTTAGATACTTCAATCCGTTGCCTAGAAAAACTAGGCGCGGCATTTGAACAGTTCTATTGGTTTCCAGGTAATCACGATCTGTTCTATAAAGATAAGCGAGATATTCACAGTTCGGCATTTGGAAGACATATTCCCGGAGTTACAGTTGTAGATCGTGTTACAACACTTGATGATGTTACCTTAGTTCCCTGGTTAGTCGGCGATGAGTGGAAGACTATTAGCCAGACCAAGAGCAAGTATATGTTTGGGCATTTTGAACTGCCCTTGTTCTATATGAATGCCATGGTACAGATGCCCGACCACGGTGAACTACAGGCTGAACATTTTAAACATCAAGACTATGTGTTTAGTGGACACTTCCACAAAAGACAACAGCGAGGTAAGATCGTCTATATGGGCAATGCGTTTCCCCATAACTTTGCCGATACCTGGGACGACGAACGTGGTATGATGACTCTAGAATGGAACGGCGAGCCGCAATTTACTGACTGGCCAGATGCTCCTAAGTATAGGACTGTTAAATTAAGCAGGCTTATTGACGAAAAAGATGACATAATGAAATCTAAAATGTATCTCAAAGTCAACTTAGACATTGATATTACATTTGAGGAGGCTAATTTCTTAAAAGAAACATTCATGACAGAGCATGACATACGAGAAATTAGTCTAATACAAGAAAAAAATAATGTAGAAGGTACTATAGATGATAGTCCAGATACAAAATTTGAATCAGTTGATCAAATTGTTACCGAACAACTGGTCAATATCGAATCTGAATCGTTTGACAAAAAGCTGTTACTGGACATTTATAATAACCTATGACCTTTAAAATAAAAAATATAACTGTAAAAAACTTTATGAGTGTGGGTAATCAAACCCAAGCTGTAGATTTTGACAAGGAACATTTAACTCTTGTACTAGGAGAAAACTTAGATCTAGGTGGAGATGACAGCGGATCACGTAACGGCACAGGTAAGACCACAATTATTAATGCTCTTAGCTATGCGTTATACGGACAAGCACTTACAAACATCCGTAAAGAAAATTTAATTAATAAGATCAACGGTAAGGCCATGCTGGTTACTGTTGAGTTTAACAATGACGGGACTGCGTATCGAATAGAACGTGGTCGTAAACCTAACGTTCTAAAACTTTACATCAACGATCAAGAGCAAAAAGCAGCCGACGAAGATGAAAGTCAGGGCGATAGCCGCGAAACACAAAAAGCAATTGAACAAATGTTAGGCATGAGTCATACCATGTTCAAACATATTGTGGCGCTTAACACCTATACTGAACCGTTCTTGTCAATGAAGGCATCGGATCAACGAGAAGTTATTGAACAACTGCTAGGTATTACTTTGCTTAGTGAAAAAGCTGAACTACTTAAAACACAAATTAAACTGTCTAAAGATAATATTCAATCTGAGACATTTAAGATTGAAGGCATTAAGACAGCTAATGAAAATGTACAGAAGAGTATTGATAGTCTAGAACTTAGAAGTAGTGCTTGGGAAAATAAACAACAACAGGAATTAGAAAATCTAGGAAGAGCTATTGTTAACTTAGAATCTGTTGACATTGAAGCAGAACTGGCAGCTCACATTGCGTTAAAAGCATGGGATGAAGAAAATACCCGTGTTCGTAATCTTAATAAACAAAAATCTACTTTAGAATCAGCGGTTATTCAAGCTGAAAAAACTCTTAACAAGTATACACGAGAGTTAGAAAGTCTAGCAAACAAGACATGCCATGCTTGTGAACAAGAACTTCACGACCATAAGCATGAAGAAATGACTGCTACGGCTACTAAACATTTTGAAGAAGCACACGAATACTTTCAAAAGATGAGTTTTCAACTTAAACAAGTTGTAGAAGATTTAGGAACAGGCGAAGTAACTAAGAAGCCTAATACATTTTATGACACTGAAGCCGAAGCATTAGGTCACAAAAATAATTTAGCAACACTAGAACAGAGTCTAATGTCAAAATCAAATGAAGATAATCCCTATAAAGAACAGATTGAAGAGTTAAAGAATACTGCTTTACAGATTATTGACTGGACTACCGTTAACGATTTAACAAAAACAAAAGATCATCAAGAGTTCTTGCTCAAATTGTTGACAAATAAAGATAGTTTTATTCGTAAAAAGATTATTGATCAAAATTTAACATATCTAAACAAACGTCTAGGCTACTATATTGATAAGATGGGATTGCCGCATCGGGTTATATTCCAGAACGATCTAAATGTTGAGATCACTCAGCTTGGACAAGATTTAGATTTTGATAATTTATCACGAGGTGAGCGCAATAGATTGATCCTAAGTCTGTCTTGGGCATTCCGTGATGTATGGGAAAACCTATACAAACATATTAACCTGCTGTTCATTGATGAATTAATTGATTCAGGAATGGATGCCGCAGGGGTCGAAGCAGGACTTGCTGTCCTAAAGAAGATGGCACGTGAGCGAGACAAGAACATTTACCTAATCAGCCACAAGGATGAGCTCATTGGGCGGGTAAACAATGTGTTGAAAGTGATAAAAGAAAATGGATTTACTTCATATTCAAATTCTGCTGACTTCATAGAGCAATGAGCATAAACAAATACGACGAACTCTACAACCAGTTTTTACAGACTATTGCGGAAATCCATAATATACATTTGGAGTACAGACGCAAGCCGACGTATGAACGGGGCGTAAAGTTAAGACAAGCGTTAAGCGCCAATCGGGAACTAATAATAGAACTACGAGCGGAAATTATGGATATAAGAATAAGGAAAAAAGATGAGCGCAACAATTCAAGCAATTAAAGATGCTGTCACAGCATGGGAAGCAGAAGATACAAAATTTGAAAAAGGCAATTCAGCCGCAGGCACACGTTCGCGTAAGGCCCTAGCAGAATTAAGTAAACTGATCAAGACCCGCCGTAACGAAATTACCGAAACCAAGAACGCACGTAAGGAAGCCAAGGCCGCTTAATGTCTTGGCACTATAAAGGATCTATAGTTACAGAACTGCCTGAAGACTGCGTGGGATTTGTTTATCTTATCTCATGTAACACTTCCGGCAGACTCTATATAGGCAAAAAGTTAGCAAAATTTAGTAAAACGACCTACAAGACTGTAAAGTTAAAGAACGGCACAAAGAAAAAGAAAAAGATCAGAAGCAAGATAGATAGCGACTGGCAAGAATATTATGGCTCAAACCTAGAACTTAACAAAGATGTTGAGTTACACGGCAAAGAAAACTTCACACGCGAAATATTATATTACTGTAAATCAAAAGCAGAATGCTCTTACATTGAGGCCCGCGAACAATTCGACCGCAAAGTATTGGAATCAAACGAATACTATAACGGACAGATCTCAGTCCGTGTCCATGGCTCCCACATAAAAAACAAAATTTAGGCTCACAAGCGGTAACAAGCAAGCGCCAGCAAACATCAGGCGTCCTGAACCTGGATCTCGGATCACAGGGATGGAAATCTCTTGCCGCAAGAGTACTCAGCAACTATCCTTCACAGGACGAAGATCGCAAATTGCCGCGGTTTTGCTGTTTGAAAAGATAAGAAAAGGCAAAAGGAAGGGAGAAAACCCCTGGGTTTACATATATGTTAGTGTGTATATGTAAGCTGCCGTTGAATAAAGACGGAGCTCGTGGTACCGGTCAACCGCCACTGTAACGCTCTAACACTAAGTGACATTGTGCAACTCAGATAATGTTCATTTTTTGCCCGCCCTGGGCAAAGTGTGACTGAACAATCTAGATAATATTTAAACATCTTCGATGTAAAAATGCTTCAAGCGTTAGCGCAGAAGCAAATGAGCTTTAGCTCATTATCATATATAAATAAAGTCATATACATTCTGGTAAATATCAGATAACAATTTAGGATTGCTCAATATGAAGATCGAAGAACTAATCACGGAATCGCAAGTAACTGATGAAGGCGTACTAGGAAGTATTGCTAGTGGAATTGGAACAGGCGTAGGTGCTGTATCTAAAGGACTTGGTGCTATATCAGGTGCTTTCAAAGGTGCTAAGGATCAATATCAGAAAGGGCAAGCTCTAGGAAGAGCACACGTAGGCGGACACATGCCAAAGCAACCTAAAGATACATCAGTTCGAGATCAGGAGTTTGCTAGACTAACAGGTAAAGGACAACAACCTGCTCAAGGCGCCGCACCTGCCGGTGGAGCAAATCCTCAAGATATTGCCGCCCAGATCAAGGCCAAAGAAGCCGAGTTAGCTGATCTAAAGAATCAACAGAAGCAAGCTCAAAAGCAACCTCCACAGGATCTTGCTCCTCCTCCACAGTCACAACCAGGTATTGGATCAGCAAGTGGTGGAAACAATGCCGCGGCTACAGCCACTGAGCCGGCTCAAACAGGAGCCACTGCTCCTACAAACTCAGCAAGCAATCAAGAGAATCCTGCTCCAGAGCAAGGTGCTGATAATAAGGTAGCAAAACAGCCTGGAGCGGCGACACCTCCACCGGCTAATAACAAAATGGACCCTAAAGCACAGA